TGGACTTCACCGCCGCATAGGCGACGTTCTGCGCCGCGCCGTTGACCAGCGTGCCCGTCGTCGCGCGGTTGCCGGTGGTGAGCGTCGGCGTCGACTGGGTCATGTACCAGTCCACATTGCCGATCACCGGCAGCTTAGCCTTCTTCAGGGCGTTGCCGGCCACGTCGCCCTGCTGCGCCGCGAGCTGCAACAGATTGCCGGCGATGCCATAGCTGTCGCCGGGCGAGAGGACGCCGTTACGGTCGCTGCCCGGAATGGCCAGCTCGTCGAGACGCTGGGCGCCGGCGAAGAGCGCGCTCGGCGCCGTCATCGCCACGCCCGGCGTGCCGACCCAGTTCGGGAACTCGCAGGTGCGCTTGATCAGTTCGCCGTCGATATCCGACGCGATGGTCGCCATGGCGGCCGACAGCACGCGGGATTTCAGCAGCTTGTCGATGTTCAGCGTCTCTTCCTGGCTGGTGAACTGGACGTCGACGCCCGACTGGATGTTGCAGTTCACCGCGACCTCGCCCTCGATCACGTTCTGCGGATTGGCGGTCGCGCCGCGGCGGACGATGAACTCGGGCGGCCGCTTCACATAGACGGTGCCGCCGACGCCGGCCTTGAACGCCTTGTCGACCCCTTCGGAGTCGCAGAGCTTGGCCATCACGAGGTTGTTCTTCAGCAGTTTGAGGCCCGCGTTGGCGAACACCTTGGCGGGCAGGAAATTATTGGTCGGCATGGATCGGGTCCTTGAATTTCAGGAAAGGTGGGAAGCGGCCAGGCCTCACTTCATCCGGGCGTCGGCGAGCCTTTCGAACGCGGCGAAATCGGAGGTGTCCGCCGCCACGCGCAGGCCGCCGCCGGATCCGCGAAGCGTCCTGGCCGGCGAGGTTTTCTGCGCGCGGGCGATGCCCTCCGCGCGCTGGTGCTGATGGATGCGGGTCGCGCCGTCATAGGCCCGGTGCAACAGCTTGATCAGCCGCGGATCCATCGCCTGGGACATCTCTTCATGCGAAAATCCGAGCTCGGCATGACCGAATTGCATCAGCTTGCCGGCCAGTTCCGGCGACCATCCATCGATGTCTCGGGCCAGGACCTCGAGGCCGTCCTGAATGCGCATGGCGTGGTCACGCTGCGCCTCCAGAGCCTCCTCCCGCTCCTGATGTTCCAAGGCCGCGGCCAGATCGCCGCGCGCCTGGGCGAGCTGGGAATACTCAGCCCACAGGGCCTGCGCCGCGTGCGGATCGACCGCCTCCAGCGCCCGCCAGTCGAGCGTTTCGAGTTCCTCGAGGCTGTCGTCGATGGCCACGAGCCTCGCCCGCTCGGCGAAGTTGACGCCGAGGGCCTCGGCCTGCTCAGCGCGCTGCGCCTCCCACGACCGGCGCTGATGCGCCAGCTCCTGGGTCTTTCGTGTATAGTCCGCCTGCATCATCAGGGCGGGCTTCAGGGCCTTGGGGATCGTGAAGGTCTCGCCATTGTGCGACACCTCCTCCAGGTCCTCGTAAGGCGAGGGCTCCTCCTCCTGCCCCTCCGTCTCCAGCGGCGCAAAATCGAGGCCCTCGTCCACCTCCGTTTCAGCAGCATCGACTCCGGCGTCGAACGACAGGTCGTCGTCCGCGCCCAGGTTGGTCGCGTCGTCTTCGGTCATGGATGTCCTTGAGGTTGCTATACCCACGCCCCGCGCATCCCCGCGAAAGCGGGGACCCAGTTCTGTCCAGCGAAGAACAGAACGGACAGGCAGGGCGTCAGGCTGGAAAGTGCTGGATCCCCGCTTTCGCGGGAATGGGCGGAACTACGAAGGAACGAAACTTGGCTCCGTAACCTCGCGCACGGCCTTCATCCGCTCGGTCTCGGCGCGGAACTGATCCACCGCCAGTTTCTGCTGGTCCAGGCTCTTGTCCTGCATCAGCGCCTGCAGCTTCTGCGTCAGCGCCATCACCTGTTGCTGCAGCTGCTGGTTCGCAGCATTGGCCTGCAGCATTTGCGGATCGGGCGCAGCATTCGCGCCCTGCGGCGCCGCTTGCAATTGCGGCGGTAACAGCTTCTGCAGCCGCGCCGCGATCTCGTCCGCCCCCGGCCAGTCGAGGTTCCGCGCCAGGAGATCTCCCAGCACCGGCGCCGCGGCCGGATAGGCGCGGATCAGTTCGGTCATCTGCACCGCCGCCTCCTCACGCCGGCTCGTAAAGCTCGGACCCGAGGACACCGACAGATCATATTTCCCGACGGACAGGTCATAGATCCGATCGACGGGCCCCGCCCCCGGCGCCGGCGCGCCCAGGGGAACGCTCTGCGCCTGGCCCGCCTCGCCCAGCACCCGGATCACCCGGCCTGGCGTATAGACGTGCGGAATAAGGTCGATGATCACCCGCCCGGCGTGCCTGATCGCTCGCGCCAGATTGTCGATGAAGTGGAAGGTCGAGACATCGCCCTCCCTCTGCCGCGCCCGGATGGCGACCCCGCTCGTCTCGTTCGACCGCGCGCCGAGGCTCGCATCGTACAAACCCATGATCGCCTTCATGTCGTCCGAGGCGTTCAGCGCCTCCTGCAGCGCGCCGGCGGGAACACCCGCGAACGGCTGGCGCTGCGGCGGGATTCCGCCGTCATATTCGATGAAGGCGTGGCTTTCGCTGTTGGCCGTCTCCCACTTGGCCGCGTCGGTCTTGAACGCGCCCTTTGGCCCGATGAACGGCGTCTTGGGCGCCAGCGCCACAAGCTCCGTCGCCACCGTGCGCCAATAGTTGAACATCATCTGGGCGTCCTTGGCCGACCGGATCAGGGACCGGAAATGCCGCCGCCCGTTCAGGTTCACCTCGTCGCCATAGACGGGCACGATGGGAATGAACTTCCCCGCCCATTCGGTGGTCGACAGCACCTCCTTGGCGGTCAGCAGATGCTGCCGCACGCGCCAGCTCGATACCTCCCTGGGCTCGCCGACAACGGTCACGCCGCGCGCGGAATGCTGCGCAGCATTCTTCTCGAAATCCTCCAGCGAACTGACCTCGCCGGTGCTCAGCAATACGATCTTGCGCCGCACCTCTTCGCGCACCCAGTACTCGGCCACGCGCACCGTCTCACCCTCGCGCCAGCCGCTCGGACAGTCCTCGTCCTTGCCGGTCCAGTCGATGGGCTCCGCGTCCGGGAACGCGGCCTCGAACGCCCTTTTCGGCATCATTTCGGTGACGAAGGCCACGTTCCAGTCGCTCGAATCCGCCGCCGTCGAATGGGGGTCGCCATAGACCGTGAAGGGGTTGGCGATGCGCTCGATGATGATGTCCTGGTCCCAGTTGTCGTCGCGGGCATAGGCCAGGTTGATGCGGAAATAACCGACCCCGCTCGTCGCCGCGCATTCGACCGCCGTGTCGTAGGCGATCTCGGCGTCGCTCGAGAGTTCGATATTGCGGATCAGGCCGCTGATCACATCCGCCGTCGCCGGGTCGGCGACGCTGTCCTGAGGCTGCACCTTGATCGACGGCTTGTTGAGCCTCGAGTCGTTGACCACCTGGCGGATGAAGGTCGGCAGCTTGTTGACCACCAGACAGGGCCGGCTCTCCGCCAGCCTCTGCCGCCGCACCCCCTCCGGCCACTGTTCCTCCAGCCGCGCGAAACGGATGTCGTCCTCCGCCGCGGCCCGGTTTTCCCGCTCCCGCTCCTCGCACTCGGCAAAGTCCGCCAGCGCCCGCGCCAGGATGTCGGAATCGTCGTCGGTCATGGGAAAATCCTTTTCCTCCCATGCAAGGCTGAAGGCCGCAGCGGGGGAGGTGGCTCGCGCAGCGAGACGGAGGGGGCTCTCGCCGCCGGTGGAACGACCCCCTCCGTCACGACGGCTCCGCCGCCGCGCCACCTCCCCCGCTGCGCCGCTTCGCGGCTTGCATGGGAGGAGAGGAGGTCTCGAATCTCTGAAATCCGGGCCCGCCGCCAAGTCAGGCGCAAGTCCCCGCTTGCCTCTTGGGAGCATCGGCGGGGGTAACGGTCAATGGGCCCATGGCCGACGACGCAAAACGGTGCAAAATGCCCTGGCGCAACCCTCAACCCGCTGGTCCCAGCCATGAACCCCATCGTCCTGGCGCTGCTTGTTCTGGCCGTCGCCCTTCAGGCCTGCGCCTCGTCCAGGCCCTTCGAACGCAGGTTCGATTCCCATGCCCAATGGGTCGCCCTTGAGCACAGGGGCATGCAGGACAGGCCGGTATGGTCGATCCTGATCGTGCGCGCGGATGAGCGATTGTTCGGCCACCCGCCCGCGAACGCGGTCGGGTTCGGCTCCCTGCCCGGCTGGACCCAGCGGGTTTCAGCCGCCCACTACGCCGCCGTCGCCGCAGCTACGCGCGCTCTGGAGTGCGACACGCTCGACTACCCCCACTACGGCCAACTGGAAGTGAGCCTCTCGGCCGGCGAGGGCGCCAGGCCAGTGCGGTGTGATCTGATCCGCAGCCATGCTTGCCGTTACGTCCACCAGTTGCTCGACGATCCGGCCGCCCGCCTCGCCGACCCAAAGACCCTGGAGCCGCTGCGCGGCCTCGCCGAACAACTGAAGTGCGGCCCGGCGGGCTCCATCAGCGCCTGCGAGAATGGCCAGTATGACCCCATACCGAACCTGACGGAAAACCTCAGTTGGTGCGGCTCGGCCGCTTGACCGGACCCGGGAACCCGCAAATCAGGCGCAAGTCCCCGCTTGCCTCTTGGGAGCACCGGCGGGGGTAACGGTCAACCCACGAACACCCAA